AAAGAAAAAAGAATTGACCCACAAGGATTAGAGATAGATTATGGCGTTATTGATCATTGGAATAATGAAGCAGAAGGATTAAAAGATGACCAAGATGCTTTAAATGAATTTTATCGTCAGTTTCCAAGAACAGAAGAGCACGCTTTTAGAGATGAAACAAAAAATAGTTTATTTAATCTTATAAAAATATATGAGCAGATAGATTATAATGAAGGTAATAAAAACTCTTCTGTAATAACACCTGGTAACTTCCAATGGTTAAATGGTAAAAAAGATACTATGGTTACTTTTAATCCAGATCCAAACGGTAGGTTTAATATCAGTTGGGTGCCAGGAGGTAAATTACAAAACAACGTTATATTAAAGAACGGAGTAAAATATCCAGGCAATGAACATATGGGAGCGTTTGGTTGTGACTCATATGATATATCAGGAACGGTAGACAAACGAGGATCAAAAGGAGCTTTACACGGTTTAACAAAGTTTTCAATGGAAGATGCTCCAGCAAATACTTTTTTTCTTGAATATATAGCAAGACCACAAACAGCTGAAATATTTTTTGAAGATGTTTTAATGGCATTAGTATTTTACGGCATGCCAATACTAGCAGAAAACAATAAGCCAAGGTTGTTGTATTATTTAAGAAGAAGAGGCTATAGAGGGTTTAGTATGAATAGACCAGACAAGATCTGGAACAAGTTATCAATTGCAGAAAAAGAAGTTGGTGGAATACCAAACTCTAGTGAAGACATAAAGCAATCACACGCTGCTGCAATTGAGATGTACATTAATGACCACGTTGGTTTAACACAAGAAAGCAATTATGGTAATATGTACTTTAACGAAACATTAAACGATTGGGCTAAATTTGATATAAATAAAAGAACAAGACATGATGCATCAATAAGCTCTGGCCTAGCTATAATGGCTTGTAATAGACACCTGTATAGACCTAATCCAAAAAAAGAAAAAACCAAATTAAATATACACGTATCAAAATATAATAATAAAGGATTTTCATCTACGATAATTAAAAATAAAATATGAGATCAGAACAGTCTATACATTTTCCATCACAAGCAGTCAGCGACTTAGAAAAGCTAAGTGAGGAATATGGCTTAAAAGTAGCAAGGGCCATAAGAAATGAATGGTTTTCAGGAACTACATCTAAATATAATAGTCAACAAAATAATTTTCACACTCTTAGATTATACGCTAGAGGAGAACAGTCTATACAAAAGTATAAAAATGAATTATCTATAAATGGTGATTTATCTTATCTTAATTTAGATTGGAAACCAGTTCCTATAATACCGAAGTTTGTAGATATAGTTGTTAATGGTATGGCTCAACGTAATTACGATATTAGTTGTTTCTCGCAAGACCAACATGGTGTTAGCAAAAGAACAGAATACATGGAGTCAATGCTGCGTGATATGCGAGCTAAAAACTTTGACTCAATAGTAAAACAACAGTTTGACGTTGATATGACTGAAAACGACGTAGATAATTTACCGGACACTGAAGATGAGTTAGCTTTACACATGCAGTTAAATTATAAGCAGGCTGTTGAGTTAGCTGAAGAGCAAGCATTAAACGTTTTATTAGAAGGTAGTGATTATGATTTAGTTAGAAGAAGATGTCTATATGATTTAACCGTTTTAGGTATAGGTGCTACAAAAACTACATTTGACTGGAACGATGGAGCTACAGCTGAGTATGTTGATCCAACAGATTTAGTCTACTCTCACACTGAGTCTCCTTACTTTGACGATATATACTATGTCGGCGAAGTAAAAGAAATACCAATAAACGAATTAGTTAAGCAATTTCCTGACTTAAGCGAGTCAGATATAAAGTCTATAGTAGATAACAGGGCTTACCCACTTGATTACGTAAGTAATAGAGATAAAAACAAAGTTCAAGTTTTATACTTTAATTATAAAACACACATGAATGATGTTTATAAATTAAAGAAAACAGGTAGTGGCGGAGAAAAAATAATTAATAAAGACGATACTTTTAACCCACCTGTAGAAAATATGGACGGTGACTTTAGTAAACTTGAAAGAGTTGTAGAAACTCTTTATGAAGGCGTTTATATTGTTGGTTCAGACAAAATTCTAAAGTGGAGGATGTGCCCTAATATGATGCGAACAGACTCTGATTTTAGCAAAGTAAAAATGAATTATCAGATAGTGGCGCCTAGAATATATAGAGGTAAAATAGAAAGCCTAGTTGGTAGAATAACTAGCTTTGCTGATATGATACAGCTTACACATTTAAAGTTACAACAAGTTATGGCGCGTATGGTGCCTGATGGTGTTTATTTAGATGCTGATGGTTTAGCTGAAATAGACCTTGGTAATGGAACAAACTATAATCCACAAGAGGCTTTAAATATGTTCTTTCAAACTGGTAGTGTTATTGGTAGAAGCTTTACTTCAGATGGAGACCCTAACCCCGGTAAGGTTCCAATACAGCAAATAAGCAATGGAGTTAATAGTGGTAAGCTACAAAGTTTAATTACGACATATAACTATTACCTACAAATGATAAGAGACGTAACTGGACTAAATGAAGCTAGAGATGCTAGCACTCCAGATAGAGACGCTTTGGTCGGTGTACAAAAACTAGCCGCTGCTAACTCTAATACAGCAACAAGACATATACTTCAGTCCATGTTGTTTATAACAGCTGAGGTTGCTGAGTGTTTATCATTAAGAATATCTGATATAATAGAATATTCTCCTACAAAAGAGGCTTTTATTAGAGCATTGGGTGCTCACAACGTGGCTACATTAGATGAAATGAAAAATCTTCATCTGTACGATTTTGGTATATTTATAGAACTAATGCCAGATGATGAAGAAAAACAATTACTAGAAAACAATATACAAGTTGCTTTAGGTCAAAAGTTAATAGATCTAGATGATGCTATAGATTTACGTGCCGTAAGAAATGTAAAACTAGCCAATCAGTTGCTAAAAGTTAAAAGAAAAAATAAAGCTAAAAGAGATCAACAAATGCAACAGCAAAATATACAAGCTCAATCTCAAGCTAACCAACAGGCTCAACAAGCTGCGGCGCAAGCTGAGACTCAAAAAAACCAAGCCAAAGCTCAAGCTGAAGCTCAATTAGAGCAAACAAGGAATCAATTAAAAACTCAATACTTACAAGCTGAAGTTGAAGCCAAGAAACAATTAATGCAATTTGAGTTTGAGTTAAGCTCTCAACTTGAGGGCATGAAACAACAAACAAATACACAGCTAGAAACTACGCGTGAAAACAGAAGGGATAACAGAGTTAATATGCAAGCTGAGCATCAAAAAGAAATGGTAGACAAAAGAACTGGGGGTGATTCACTTAAAAACTTTGAATCATCAGGTAATGATATAGTTACAGGGAGTGCTAATATGTAGCGTTTCTAATTTTTAATATTTTATAAAATTTTATTATGACAGAAGAAAACAAAGAAGTTGTTGAAGAAACAACTGAGCAACCTATAGAAGAGGTTGTTGAAAACAAAGTAGAACAACCGCGAGAAGAAAACGGTCAATTTAAATCTAAATTTGAAAGTGCTGGAGACGACAGCGTGGCTAAAATAGATTTAAGTAAACCATTTGTCGAAGAAGCGGTTGAAAATGTTAAAGTTGAAGAAGTTAAAACTGAAGAGGTAGAGACAGATCAGGTTGAGGAAGAGCCACTACCTATTATAGAAGAAGTTACCGTTGAAGATCTAAAAGAAACAGAAGTAGAAGCTGTTGAAGAAAAGGTAGAAGAAGCAATAGCTGAGTCAGAGCAAACAGGAAAACCATTACCTGAAAATATACAAAAGCTCGTAAACTTTATGGAAGAAACAGGTGGAGATTTAAGCGACTACGTTAACCTAAACAGAGATATCGATAAAATGGATGACTCTGATATACTAGACGAATACTATAGAGAGACAAAGTCTCACTTAACAGCAGAAGAAAGAAACTTTTTAATGGAAGATTCTTTTGGCGTAGATGAAGAGGCTGATGACGAAAGAGATATTCGTAAAAAGAAAATAGCACTCAAAGAGCAAGTTGCCGAGGCTAAAGCCCACTTAGACGGGAGAAAGTCTAAATACTATGAAGAAATTAAAGCTGGAGTTAAGCTCACTGATGAGCAACAAAAAGCTGTTGAGTTCTTTAATAGATACAACAAAGATCAAGAAAGTCAGAAGAAATTATCTGAGCAAAGCAAAAGATCATTTTTAAATAAAACTAATAATCTTTTTAACGATGAGTTCAAAGGTTTTGAATACAATGTTGGAGATAAAACATATAGGTTTAATGTTAAGGATGTTGATCAGGTGAAAACAACTCAAAGCGATATTAATAATTTTGTCAACAAGTTTGTTGGTGAAGATAAAACAACTATTAGTGATGCTGCCGGTTATCACAGATCTCTATTTACAGCGATGAACGCAGATGCCGTTGCTAAACATTTTTATGAGCAAGGCAAGGCGGACGCTATTAAGAGTAGAGTAGCTAAAGATAAGAATATAAATATGGAACCTAGAAAAACACACGGCGAAGTAAACGTTAGTGGAGTTAAGTATAAAGTTCTTGGTAATTCTTCTTCTGAAATTAAAAATAGATCTTTTAAAATTAAAAAGAAAAACTAATTAATAATTTAAAAAAAATATATTATGGCAATAACTGCAGGAGGTAGTTTGAATAGTGTGCCTGCTCCACAAAAGCAAACACTAAATACAAACTATATCGATTTCACGGCGTCAGGTACAAACTGGGCGCAACAATACCTGCCTGACTTAATGGCTCAAGAGGCTGAGGTTTTCGGACCTAGAACAATATCTGGTTTCTTGGCACAAGTTGGAGCAGAAGAGGCTATGACAGCTGATCAAGTTGTATGGTCTGAACAAGGTAGATTACACTTTTCTTACAAAGGTACTATGGTAGTAGCTGGTGGTTTAACTAGTGGTGATGGTGGTAAATTCACTGTTACTACAGATATCGACGGTAACGATGATGGTACAGTTGGTGATGATGAAGGATTTGTAATGACTAAACATGGCATTAGAACTAATGACACTGTTATACTTTCTAGTAACAACAAAGTTATAAAAGCTTTAGTTACTGAAGTTAATGGTGCTGATATAGAGGTTGAGCCGTTTGATGCTGCTAACTGTTCTGGATTATCTACAGATGCTGGCGCAACAACTTGTTTAGTTTATGGATCTGAGTTTAAAAAAGGTGTTAGTTATAACGATTCTCACTCTGGTGCTGCTCCGGCTGCAACAGACGCTAGAGGCGCTAACGAACCTATTTTTGAAACTTTTACTAATAAACCAATTATAATGAAAGATTACTACGAAGTATCTGGATCAGACGCTTCTAGAATTGGTTGGGTAGAAGTTTCATCTGAACAAGGTCAAGGTGGTTACCTATGGTACTTAAAAGCAGAGTCTGATACAAGAGCTAGATTTAATGACTACTTAGAAATGTCTATGTTAGAAGGAATTAAAGGTTCTGGATCTAACGATGCTGACGTTTTCTTAGGTGGTAATGGTAGAGCTGTTGGAACAGAAGGTTTATTTGCTGCTATCGAGTCTAGAGGTAATTTAACTTCTGGTGTAACAGGTGTTAACGCTGCTACTGATTTAGCTGAGTTTGATGCTATATTAGCTGAGTTTGACAAGCAAGGTGCTATTGAAGAATACATGATGTTTGTTAATCGTGCTACTAGTTTAGCAATGGACGACATGCTTGCTTCTATGAATTCTTACGGAGCTGGAGGTACTTCTTACGGAGTGTTTGACAACGACGAAGACATGGCGTTAAATTTAGGTTTCTCAGGATTCCGAAGAGGTTCTTACGACTTCTACAAATCTGATATGAGATACTTAAATGATAAGGCT